AGGCTGGGTGCTCAAACGACTCATGCAGATTAACGACATGTGTCTACGCGCCGTTCCGGTTGAGAAGTGGGACCACGCGCAGAAATGTATGGTGGAGACCGGTGAATATATGTTTGATAGCCAAGGGGCCAATAAGTCAGCGGAGCTCATCGGGAAACACCTCGGATTGTTCAAGGAAAAGGTGGAAATCAACGGCGATTTGTCCATTCGTGTGACACTTCCACAAACCAATGTTGAGTAAATATACGAATTAAATTATATTCATGCGTAAATATGCTAAAAATCAGCCCTTGACACTTTTGGTTTTGCATAAACGATGCATAAAGGCGGTGATGCCGATGCCCACCATAAACGTTGACCTTAGCGAGTTGCCGAAACTCACCAACGAAAAATTCTATCCACTTTATCAGAACAACGATAGATACCTCGTATTGATGGGCGGCGGTTAGGTGGATCTGGTAAGTCGGTATTCACAGCCCAAAAGATAATTGTCCGGATGCTCAACGAGACACCACACCGATTCTTGGTCCTTCGCAAGGTTGCCAAAACGCTGCGCGAGAGTGTGTATGCAGAGCTCACCAACATCATTAGTAGATGGGGTTTATCGCCGCTATTCAAAATCCATAAAGGTGAACTGCGTATTCAGTGCCTAAATGGCAATGAGATTCTATTCGCCGGTCTGGATGACGTTGAGAAACTGAAATCAATCAGCGGTATCACAGGGATATGGATTGAGGAAGCCAGCGAGATTGACCAGTCTGATTTTCGACAACTTGACATCCGTTTGCGTGGCAAATCGAAACATCCGAAACAGATGGTAATTTCTTTTAATCCGATCGACATCAACCATTGGCTCAAGAAAGAGTTTTTCGATAAACACAGACCTGATGCCACCACAGTGCATAGCACCTACAAGGATAATCGTTTCTTGGACGAGGCTGCCAAACGGGTACTCGAAGGATTCAAAGACAGTGACCCCTACTTCTACGAAGTCTATTGCCTCGGCAAGTGGGGTGTCCTTGGCAAGACGGTGTTCAACGCTGAGCGATTAGCGCGGATGCTCGACTATACACGGAACGGGGTGATGCATCGTGTCAATATTCATGATGGCAGCATTGTGGATGATGACTCAGGGGACTTGGAGGTATTCCAACAGCCCGAACCAGACTGTGAATATGTCATTGGTGCTGACGTTGCCGAAGGCTTAGAAAGCGGAGACTACAGCGCAGCCTATGTCATCGACGTAGAAACTGGAGAAGATGTCGCAGTCCTTCACGGACATATGGATGCAGATGTGTATGCCAGACAACTAGACGCGCTTGGGCGGCACTACAACACCGCTCTGCTTGGCGTGGAAATCAACAACATGGGGCACTCGGTAGTCAACGTGCTGCTCAATTACACGTTTTACCCGAACCTATACCATCACGACCAATACAATGCAGATAGCGGCAAGAATGATTCTAAGCCTGGATGGCCTACGAACACCGTGACGCGCCCGATACTCGTTGACACACTCATCGAGGGCATCCGCGAGGCTGTGTGGACTGTGAATGACGCGAACCTCATTATGGAGATGCAGACGTTCGTTCGTAATCCGCAGGGCAAGCCACAGGCGCAGAACAAAGGTAAGTCCGGCGGAGCAAAAGACGACCGCGTCATGGCCTATGGCATCGCACATCAGATGCGGTTACGCAGACCTGCATCTATCGGTCATGTAATGCCACCTGAAATTAGTAGTGTGGCGATAAGGAGGTAAAAAGGTTGAAGGTAAAGGAACTGATTGAGTTTCTAAGCAAACTGGATCCTGATTACACCGTGTTTACAACTGGAGATGATAGTTGTTCGAGTGTACTGACAGAGGATGACATCAGTGTATACGACGATAGAATCCACTTGTAAATCGTAGAGGCACCACTGATAAGGAGGTGACAACTTGAAATGGCGTCATAAGGTAATTCTTCGACTCAACTCTTTTCTACCACCTGAACTGAGGCGGCAAATGACAGGCGCAGGACGGATGACCGTTCCATCGAACGCAAATCCATGGAACATGTTCAACTGGCTACGGAAGAAGTATCAGACAGCGCACACGCTCGACCTGACAAAGTTGCAGAGTTATTCGGCGGATGAACTATTGGAACTCCTCATAGACGTGCATCCTGACGTCTCACATGCCGTTCACACGTATTTACGCATGGGTGACACTGAAATGTCCATGGAGGCCGATAACGAGGGCGCGCAGGCTACCATAGACGCGTTAGTGGATATGCTCAACACGCCGCTCGCATCGCCGGGTTATCAGCATGGCCGAAGTTTGGACAAGTTAGACGGCATGCAACGCCTGATGGTCATGGTCCGTGGTGCGTGTGCAGGTGAAGTTGTGCTGAATCCCGCGTGTAACGACGTGGTGGACATTGTGCCCGTAGACCCTGCGCTCATCTGGTTCAAACGTGAGCCGGATACGAACCGTCTGATTCCATGGCAATTCGTGAAGTATCCGAAGTACGACCAACAGGCGCAGGGTGAATGGTTTGGCCAGTACAAGCGAATCGATACGCCGACGTTCATCTACGAAGAGTTGGACCCGATGGTGGATGACCCATATGGACGCAATCCAATCCTACCGGCACTCCAAGTAGTATTCTTCCACATTCAGGTTCTGCAGGATTTGAAGGCCGTCGTACACAACCAAGGATACCCGCGCATGACCGTCAACTTGCTTGAAGAACTGATGTTGAAAAACATGCCGGCTCCGTTCAAGAATGACCCGAACGCACAGCGAAATTGGCTCAGTCAACGCCTCAAGGATACGCAAGCCATGATGCAAGGCCTAAATCCAGATGATGCGCTAATTGGATTCGACTCCGTGAAATTTGATTACATTCGCGGTGGCGGCGGCCCTGTAGTTGACGTCACAAAGCTCATCAACGTGATCGACACACAGTTGGCGACGTCGCTGAAAACCCTGCTCACGCTGTTGTCACGTCACCAAGGCAGCACAGAGACATACAGTTCAGTCGATACGCAAATCTACATCAAGACTGTGGAGTCCGCACGAAGCATCACCAAACGCTTCTGGTCGCGGGCTTTTTCGATTGCTGCGCGTGTCAAAGGCGTGCAGACAATGGTTGATGTGGATTACGCACCAATTGACCTGCGGAGCGAACAGCAACAGGAAGCTGACCGAACAAAGTTCATTGAGAACATCGAATCTGCTGATTCCAATTTCTACATCACGTCAGAAGAGGCCGCGGAAGAAGTGCGCAAGTCGTTTGGCTTGGATCCGAAGATTCCGCCCGAACTCGCTGCGAAACTCAAGACGAAACACGATCCTATTGAAACGCCAACGGAAGAGAATCCATCCGTGCCACCAACGCCTGCGCCAACTGCAAACCGTCGCACAAATCTGAGTGCACAACCTGACACAACGCCTGATGAGCAGACGACACAAGAGGAGTTTATCGCACTCTACATCTTCCTCATGGGTCATGTGCGTGACCAGGTGAAACATGCAACATCGCTTGACGCAATCAAGGCGAGTCTCGTCATCAGTGATGGGGTGGCCACACAACTACAACGTGCGCTCTATCAACTCTATCGCGAGACTTATGTGCTGTCGTACAACGACCGCGCAGATGCAACCGGAACAGCGCGGATAAGGTTCCCTGACACACAGACATCCGTCGAATTGCAGATGCAAGCGAGCCGTTCAATTCAAGGCATCAACGAGACATACCAGTCCGAGATGGAGAATGCGCTCGAACGAGCCATAGCGGATGCGTCCAGCCTGCCCGTATCTGAACAACTCTCGAACATCAAAAAAGCGATGTCCGATTGGGCAGATCAGAGGATGGCACGTAAGTCACAAGAGGTTGCTCAATACGAATCCGGCGTGGCTTATCACAAAGGTATGCTCGCTCATGATGAGGTGCATGTGCCGCAAACCATGTATGGCGTTGAACCGACAACTACCGAGCATGAAGCGTGTGCAGAGATAATCGCTGGAGCGCCATATACGCTCGATGAGGCAAAGTCAGTGACGCTGCCGCTCCATCCACATTGCCCGCACATGCTCGTGCCACTGCCACCGGAAGGAGGTGATAACTAAAGTGAAACCGACACCGGAACAATTGGCGCGAATTAACCAACTGGCAAAGTCGCCGCTGACAGAGGATCAGGTGTATGTGTTCAATGGGAAACTCATTGGCGACAACCCCATTCCAAATCGTTTTGAGCGCGTCACACCAAACTTCCTTCGCAAAATGGCGCAACAGGCTAAAGACGGTGTGGCGCTCATGATTGACCACTCATGGAGGTCATTTGGTTCCAAGTTAGCGGCGCTACCATACGGGCGGACGTTTGATTCTTCGCTCAAGCAGGAACCTGACGGCGAGTTGGCGCTCTATGCCGACCACTACATTGTCCGCGGTCAGACGTTGAATGGACTGTCAACAGACGACATCATTTCTGCAATTGATGCCGGTACGATGTTTGACACCTCCATCGGCTATGGCGTGACGAAAGCAATCTGCTCTATTGATGGTCTCGACTACTACGGTGGAAAATGTATGCATTGGCGTGGCGAGGACTATGATGGGGAAGTTTGTAGCGTTGACGACGATGATGGATACCTCATGGAAAACTCGCTCGTATTCGATGGAGCATATCCGGGGGCCGGAGTTGTCGCTGCTAGCAAGACCGGTGCACCGCCCGGCGAAGAACATCAATCAAATTGGGCTTTAACCGAGGATGCGAAGGCGCTCAAGAGTGCTGAACGTGTCCTCTTTTCATTCAGTCAAAAGCGAGGATTGCAGACGTATGTCGAACAGTCCGGCGCAAAACAAGAAGGAGTTGATCAAGTGGACGAATTAGCAAAAGCACAGTCGCAAGTAAT